GAAAACCACATCGCAAATCCCCGCACCAGCCATAGCCACAAGCCAGTATTCTGCCACGCCCCACCCCACGGAGGCTGTCCTTTTACCTTGTCGCTATGTCTGCACTCCGCTCTCTCGCCTCTGACTTGTCAGACCCCACAACAAAAGCCGCTGCCAACGAAATAGCTTTCAAACACTTCTCCGACGGTATCAAATCCACTAAATTATCCTTCCCCTACAAAGTCGACGAATCCACTGCCATCCTCCTGGAGAAAGAAGGCGTACTCACCAACCCATTCTCCACCACCCTTCATACGCATGCCGCTGAGAAGATGCTGGAAAATCGCACCCTCAATGAAGTTGGAAAGAAACTGAAAGTGCACACGGGACCCTTCACGTTCATCCAGTTCAAAACGGGCAAGCTCGGACACGTCGGCAGAGGCCACAACCAAGGAGACCAAATCATTAACTACGCACGCGAGGCCAAGGACCTCTCCCGATTTGAAACCCTTGACACAGCCGTCGTCCCCCCCGTTCATAACAGAGTGGCGCTCCTTCACGACACCCTTCACTTTCTCAGCCCAAGGCAACTCGCTCAACTCTTCCACCACAACCCAAACCTCCACCTACTCTATGCGACCCTGGTTCTCCCCGTGGAAGCCCTCCACAATCTCCCTTCCCTTAACCCCCACGCCTACACGCTCGAATACTTCAGCAATGGCGACTTCGCTTACATGCCCGGAGGTCACGCTGGCTCAGGATACTACCACAGCGCTGAAACCCTCCATTGGCTTCGGGCAGGCCAGATCAAGTTAGGCCACTTCTCCCTTTCTCTCAACAAGGAAGACAGCTTCGGAGCCCACCATATATTCACTGTCACAAGACAGTTCATTCCCCCCGCCCCCCGCTACCTCTACGCTGAAACCGAACTGGTCACCCTGCACGACATCTTTTACCCCGCCGACTCTAACGTTCAGCGGCCCTACCCTGCAACGTTGATCAATCGCATGGAACTCTACTGCCGCTCAGTCAAAGCCGTCTCACTTAGGGACATATTCGCAAAATTTCGCCAGGTCACCGAAACCGCCCAATTAAGACATATGCGCATCTCTGACGTCATACGACTAGCCAACTATTTCCTTTTCAGCGCCTCCCTCTCCGGCACCAACGACTACCCCTCACTTGTTGGCCACGGACTCTTCAAGAAGATGAGGGTCTCCTTTCAAGAACGAGTCAAGGAAGTCCTCGCCCCCCTCGTAGGACATACACAATATCGAACCCTCATGTCCTTCGTTCAGCCCAAACCCTTCACCTTCAGCCTCACCCCTGTCACTTTCCACGCAGCTCAAGGGAGGAAATGGAGCAACCCACTGGGCCCAATGGACCCACCACCACCAGGACCCGCAGGCCCTGATGAACCTTCCGACCCTTTGATCGGCCCCACCCTCTCTCTCCTTGCTCTTGGAATACCCGACGACGACCTCGACGCAGATCTCGACAAAATCGCCAAACGCAACACCCGGAAAGACGAACTCCTCGCTGAGCTCACTCAGACACCCACCAAGGTGGAAGTCCCACCCGCACCCGAGGACGCCGCTGGGCCCCAGAACCCCACCACCACCACACCGACGGCCGCCGACCCTCCTACCACACCTGCGGACGAACCCACGCCGGAGGCGCCCAAACACCACCCCACACTCACCGCCGTCGACATACAACTTCTCAACGATCTCCGCTTCACGGATCTCGACATCCAGCACGGCATAGATGGACCCATCCTTCCCTTGCATCGCAACCCCGCCGAACTAACACCGACGCTCATCGCCGACATTAACTGCGCCCCCTTCGTCGAGATGCTCTCTGCGCGCCATATCCCAATCATCTCAAGACCGGTCAACAACGCACGAGCCCACGCACTCGCTTCGGACGTCAAGAACGCAAAGATAGGCAAACTCCTCACTAAGCAACCCCAGGACTGGCTCAAATCTTGGGATGCCCGTTGCTCCACCTCAGAACTACAACTCAACGTCGCCGTCATCCACGGTGCCGGCGGCAGCGGCAAGTCCTACTCTATTCAGGAGACGCTACGCAATAAAAGAGAAACGCTTGAGCACACCACCATCGTAACACCCACCGTCGAGTTGCGAAACGACTGGTCTGGCAAGATCCCCCGCATGGCTCCAGACCGCATCAAGACCTATGAAAAAGCTATGCTCCAACCAGGCACCGCCACTGTCATACTGGACGACTATGGCAAACTGCCACCTGGATACCTCGACTCCTACGCCGTTCTCCACCCGAACGTCGAGCTATTCATACTCACAGGAGACCACAGACAAACCACCTACCACGTCTCCGACCCAGAAGCCAACACATTCCATCTCACTTCCGAGATCCAGGAATTCCGACCCCTCTGCGCCTACTATATTAACGCCACTCACCGACAACCCCGTCGCCTCGCCAATGTACTTGGTACTCACTCATCCAAAACCTCAGGTGGAGCCGTGCTAGAGGCAGACATGATTCCAGACGACGCCACCGTCCTTGTGCCTTCAAGAGTAGAGCAGGCCAAGCTTATAGACCTCAACAGACGCGCCATGACATACGCAGGGTGTCAAGGACTAACAGCCAAGAACGTCACCATCGTCCTAGACCGAGACACCCCCCTCTGCACGGATGAAACCATGTACACCGCTCTCTCTCGGGCGTCTGAAAGCATCACCTTCGTCAACACCTACTCCAAGGAACCAGGATTCCTCGCCAAGCTGGACTGCGCCCCATACCTCAAAACTATGCTCACTGGAGTGCACGAAGAAGAGTACCAACCAGACGACACTCCCGCCAACGACAACCCCACAGAGCCAGAGCTCACGAAAACTCACCTTCCCGTTGAGAACGACAACGTCTTCTTCGAACCCTTGGTCGAACAATGCACTGATAAAGACACCCGTGAGCTCTTCACCGCCGAACACGGCAAAACTAACCTCGCGCAAACCAGCTCACTTGAGGTACAACTCTTTCCCCACCAACAAGCCAAGGATGACGCCCTCATGACGGAGACGATGAAGGCCCGCATCACGACCAGCACCCGCGACGCCAACCTACGCGAGTTGCACGACACCAACGCACTTTCCGGTCTGCTCTTCGAATTCTACGCTGATTTCATGAAAGTCCCAAAAGACCCCATGCCCTTTAACCCCACCCTCTGGGCTGAAAGTCGCGCCCGCGCTGAACGCACCTACCTCAGCAAGACAGCCGCTCAAATCCTCAACGGTGCCAATAGACAGGACCCCGACTTCCCTGACAACTTCGTGGCCCTCTTCCTCAAGAGTCAATGGGTTAAGAAACTTGAAAAAGTGGGTATGCAATTCAAAGCCGGGCAGACAATATCGTCCTTCAAACAGCAAGTCGTGCTGCTCACCACTACGCTCGCCTTGTACCTCAGAGCCTGCCGCAACTCGCATCAACCAGACAACGTCTTCATAATGTGCGAGAAAACTTCCAACCAATTCAATGATTTCGTCAAGGACTGGAACTTTGAACGCGACAATTACACGAGCGATTACACACAATACGACAAATCTCAAGACGGACTTTTCCTCAACTTTGAGCTGCGCAAAGCCAGACACTTCGGCGTCCCACAAGCTGTCCTAGACGCCTACACAGCCATCAAAACGGACGCCAAAGTCTTTGCCGACACCCTCAAAATAATGCGACTAAGCGGGGAAGGACCCACCTTCGACGCCAACACTGAGTGCAACATCGCTTACGACGCAGCCCGCTTTCAACTTTCTGACGTCAAGGCCTGCTACGCTGGAGATGACCTCGCACGCGACCGCAACTGCCCCGAGCGCGCTTCTTGGAAATACATCAGCCACCAATTCACACTCCAGGCCAAACCACTCGTCACTCGCAAACCCGATTTCTGCGGCTGGTCGCTCACAAAACACGGAATCGTCAAGAACCCAAAACAACTCTGGCAGTCCATGCAACTGGGACTTAAACTCGACAAGCTCAAAGACATCGTCCCCTCTTACTCACTTGACTTCCACCACGCCTACGCACTCGGAGACAAAGTCTATGACATCTTCACTGAAGAGGAAATGGCCTACCACCAAGCCACCGTGCGCCTCATGCACAAGATGGGAGTCCACCCAAAAATCGCCGGAGACCACCTACCAGTCTTCCACATCACTTCCGACCGCCTGCTCAAGGAAACGAAGCCAATACCAGCCCTTGTGCCGACAATTTCTATAACCCCGCCCGCCACGCCACCCCCGGAGGCAGAAGTGGAACTCACAACCTTCACCACTCACATTCCAGATTCTAGACCTATTAGGAATGTGCATTTTGATTAAGTTTGTGGTTCTTTGAAATGTCCGTCACGCCTGATCCGACAGTAGGACAAGCTTTACACCCCTTCTCCGTCCCTCCCACCCCCGCCGAACTCGATCACATCGCTGCTTTCTACAACGTTCACCCCACCCCACCTCTCATTGGATTCAGCCTCATTGGAAGTGTCAATATCCGACCTGGCGGCACGTCGCAACGCCTCACTGGCATTTTCGACGCCACACCAAACTCCCTGCCCGACGCTGTTGCCTCGCTCTCTGCCCACAATTTCCACCACCTCCTTGACTGGCACCACTCCATTGACCCTGCCCACATCGCCGCTGCACCGCATCCACATACCCCTGCCATTAAAGCAGCCCTCCAACGCTTGACGCTCATCCCGAACGTCATCATCTACGCTCCCCCCACCCCCAGCCCTCCCCCCCCACCGGCACCCACCCAGCCCACTCGACCTACCCCGGGACCCGCATTCTTTCCCCAACCCTTCAAGGTTGAGTTACACCATCCCACCCCTAAAACCTCCTCACTACCCGCACCTTCCCTACCCACCTCTCTTCCTCCCATCATCACCAACCAGTATCTCCGTCTCCAAATTTCCACCCCCACTGGAGCACGACAGACTTATCTCAGAGCCCTAATCCCAAAGTCCCCTGATCTTACAGACTTCATCCTCAGGATAGACCTCACTGAATATCACGCACACCTCATATTCACCGCCGAACTCACGCGCGACCATTCCATCACTCTCGCAAGAGGTCCCTACGTTTGGCCCACTTTCCTGCCCCCTTCCATCAACAACCTCATTAAACTCACACACGCTGCTGCTGAACCTTCACTTCAACTAACTGAGATTAGTTAAGTTGTTATGGATCCGAATTTAGATCAGGACACCCTCCCAACTCACGAAGAAATTGACAACGACGTCGACTCCGCCGAAGAAGAACCACCTGAGCCCCCCCTACTCCCCGACGATATAGACGACGACGATTCCCACGGATCTCGCACCCGGCGCCAGGTAAAGCCTCCACCTGAACTTCTCCGCGCCGTAGGAGCTTGCCTCATCAGCGGACACTACGACGGAGGGAACTACTTCCGTTGGCAGCAAAGCATCGCAGCACTCTACGCCAAGGCAGGATACGCCGGCGACATCCGATTCCATCAAGCCGCAATCCAGGAATACGCACTCGACCCCGTACTCCCAGCCCCGCGCGTTAGCTACGATCTCCTAGTCGCCCACGCAGGTCTCCGCTACCAAGCCCTGCTCAACGAACAACTACGTACAGGAAAAACCCCCCCCGCCGACGAAGCCCTCAAAGACGCCGTACGCAAAGCTGCCCAGGCCGCATACGACAACGCCGTCAAGACAGGTGATTACACCCCCCTCATCGACATAGCATTCAAAGGAGTTGACATCAACAAACACGCGTCAGACGTCGCGCAACTCGCCAAGATGAGTGTCACAATGGATGGAACGCATATCAAATTCACCGCCGGAGAAATGCCCAAGGATAAAGTCATCACCAGCAATTCGATGGCCAGCCCAAACACCGTCATGAACATCCTCAACCTCATCACCACTAGCGCCAATGTCACCGCCGTCACCTGTGGAATTGAGTTCGCAATCGCCTGCGCTCACCAAGGCTCCTCCCGATACACCCGTCACACGGGCACGTCCACAGGAGGATCGACATTCGAACTCATCGCCGCCCACGTCAAGGAACACTGCACCATCAGACAGTTCTGCTCCTACTTCGCTAAAGTCGTCTGGAACCACCTTCTGACCCACGCAACACCCCCGGTCAACTGGGCCAAACACGGCTTCACTCTGGACAGTCGCTACGCCGCATTTGACTTCTTTGACGCTGTCACCAACGCCGCCGCCCTACCACCCAAGAATGGACTCATTCGCGCCCCCACCTCTGAGGAAATTCGCGCTCACAATCTGAATGCCCACTTACTCATCAATGCTTCACGCCAAGATGATCAAGTCTCCAGCAGCGCTCAATACACCGCAGCCATCGCCCAAGCAGGCGGTTTCAAACGCCCACAGATTGGATGGGGGGAGTAGTTATGTTGTTTCTTTATCTGAAATATCATCATGTCCGACTTCAACGACGAACTCGTTATTCGCTGCGGCGACACCGTCTACTCTCCTATTGTCTGCTCTGTATTGCACCCCACCATCTCAGCTAAGGATGAAATCGTCATGCACGTTGACGTTATTCATTCCCCCCCTAAATACCGCGGCTTCGCCAACTCTACCCGACACATCATGCCATGGAGAATGGAACACAACCACAAGACCATGTCTAGCGGCCTCCACTGCACTGATGTACTCGCTGTAGAAAAGGAGGCCTTACCAGGCGCAATTGCTACTTTCTTTAGCTCTCTTAAAACACCTATCAATATTACCTTCCCAGACAAGGTTCATGTTACCCGCGAACCTTTGAAACCCAATGACAATGCCCATATTGATGAGGCTTAATTTATTTCTTTACTTATTTTCTCTTTTGGAGTTCATTTCGAGGGGCTAGCTTAGCCTAGTCATGTGTTTGCCCTCACACCATCCGACCAAAGTACAGGTCAATTCCGCACGCCTATCTTAACAGGCTATGGATTTTTGTCCCATGCGAC